CCAAACCGCTTGTTTTCGCGTCCCACGCGTAACGTTTCCGACCACGGAGGGTCACGTTGGCTGATTCGGGTGCGCTGCGCGTGCGCCGTTCCCGCGCTCACGCGGCTGGTGACCACTCCCTGTGCAGGCGCTGCGCGGCTGTCCGAGGGGAGGGCGGGAAGGGCACCGTCCCCGCGGTTTCGGCCCTCCCGTCGCCGCCTGACGCGCCCGCGCAGAAGCTGGACGCGAGGCTGGAGATGGAGCGGCTGGCCGCCCGGCTGGTCGCTGCGCACGAGGGTGACCCTCAGAACACGCTGGTGGCGCAGCAGTTGCGGATGACGCTGGCCACGCTGCTGCCGAAGGATGCCGGGAACGCCGATGCCGACCTCACGGGGCTATTCGCCGCCCTGCAGGCCTAGGTTCGCTACCGCGCGGACGCCGGGCAGCAGGAACCTGGCTGAGGGCATCGGCCGGACGGCGGAGGTGCTCGGCTTCGCGACGTCGCTGGGGCCGGGCCTGATGCCGTGGCAGCATGAGGCGAATGAGCTGATCACGGAGCTGGACGCGAGCGGCCGGCTGGCGCACCGGCAGGCGATCATCGAGGTGATGCGCCAGCAGGGCAAGAGCGTGGACGTGCTGTCGATCATGATCGCGCGGGGCCTGCGCAGGCCTAACACGCAGATCGCGTACACGGCGCAGTCCGGCAAGGACGCGAGGCACAGGCTGATCGACGTGTGGTGGCCGCGGATCCGCAAGAGCAAGCTGGCGCCGCTGATCGACATCCGCAAGGCCAGCGGCAGTGAGGCGCTGCTGTTCGCGAACGGGTCGATGCTGGGGCTGATCACCGCCGACGAGACGAGCGGCCACGGGGAGAACCTGGACCTGGGCGTCATCGACGAGGCGTGGGCGCAGAAGGATGACCGGCTGGAGCAGGCGATGCGCCCGGCGATGATGACCCGCGACGCGCAGCTCCTGATCGTCAGCGCGGCGGGCAACGAGAAGTCGGCGTACTTCCAGGGGAAGGTCTTCGGTGCCCGCGAGCGCCTGGAGCGGGGCGAGCCGGGTGGCTGCTACATCGGCTACAGCGCGCCGGATGACGCGGACCCGGGTGACCCGGCGACGTGGCGGGCGTGCATGCCGGCGCTGGGGATCACGGTGACGGAGGACGTTGTGGCGAGCGACTACCAGGACATGGACGAGGCCGAGTTCCGCCGCGCCTACCTCTGCCAGTGGCCAGAGGTCGCCAAGCCTGGCTGGGGCGTGATCGGCCAGGATGCGTGGGCTGCGGCGGCCGCATCGTGACGGTGGTCACGCTGGCTGCGGCGATCTCCGAGGACCGGCAGCGCGCGTCGGTGGTGGCGGCGAGCCGTGCGGCGTCGGGGAAGGTGCTGGTGGACCTGCGGTTCCACGATCATCCCCGGCTGGTGGTGGCGTGGCTGGGCGATGCGTACACCGCCGATGACCCGGTGGCGGTGGTGGTGAACGCGAAGGCGCAGAGCGGGACGCTGATCGCGCCGCTGAGGGAGGCGGGCATCGTCGCGGTGCAGCCGTCGGCTGAGGACGTGGCGGTGGCGCACGGCGGCTTCCTGGACCTCGTGAACGACGGCGGCCTTGAGCACCTCGGGCAGGAGCCGCTGACGGTGGCGGTGCGCGCGTCCCAGCAGCGGCCGCTCGCCGGGGCGAAGGCGTGGGACCCGAGGGTGACGACGGATCAGGGGCCGCTGGTGGCGGCGACGCTGGCCGTGTGGGCGCTCATCAGGTACGAGGAGCTTGCGTCTCCGGGCGCGTGGACATTGTGAGGAGAAGCGCATGACCGAGCCTGTGGAGGCTGTGACCGTCCGTCCGGGCGAGACGCTCGTCGTGCGCTACACGTCGCTGACGCCTCAGCGCGCCAGCGAGATCAGTGAGCGGCTGCAGGCCATGCTGCCGGGGGTTCGCGTGCTGGTCGTGCAGGCTGACCAGATCGCGAAGCTGACGGCGGAGACGCTTGAGGAGGCGACCCGGCTGGCGATGGAGAATCCTGGCCGCGTCGTGGAAGTGGACGGCTGACGTGCGACTGTCCGTGGTGCTGCTGCTGGCGGCCCTTGCCGGCGTGCTGGGCGGAGGGGCGCTGATCAGCACCGCCGCGCTGGGTGGCTGCCTGATCTTCGACAGCCTGTGCGTGGGCTTGTGGGCGCTGCTGCGGGATGACGGGCGGCCGGGCGCGGTGTCGGTGCACGAGGTGCCGACGCTGGCGCAGGTGCTGGAGAGGGCGCGGGCGTCGTGACCGCGAAGCGCGTGATGAGGCAGTCCGCGCCGTACCCGGAGGCGCTGGCGTACCTGGTTGACCGGCTGTCCTACCGGCCCGGCTGGACGTTCCGGCTGGCCGACTACGACCGTGGCCAGGGCAGCGAGGGACTGACGCTGATCATCACGACACTCGGGTACAACAGCTACCACCCGAAGCGCGGCGAGACGTACCGCGTCCATCACTACATGCCGGTTCCGCCTGCCGCGTTCGACCAGCGGTCGTGGCAGCGCTGGCTCCTTGACCAGCTTCTCCTTGTCGAGCGGCACGAGTGCATGGAGTTCTTCGCCGTGCATGACTCGCCTGGCAGCGAGCATGCCGTGAGGCCTTACGCGCCGAGCCACGGGCCGGGCAATGACCCGTACATCGTCCGCGAGGTCGGCACCGACCTGGACCAGCGGACGTCGTTCCGGGGCGAGGTCAGCCCGGCGTGAGGCTCATTGACCGGATGCTGATCCGCCGCTACGGCGATACGTTCTGGGAAGGGCAGGCGTCCGGCGCGGCCACCGTCATGTCCACCTACGGCAGCCCGGACCGGGAGTCCGTCCTGCCGCAGCTGGCACTCGCGGCGTCGCAGATGTACGGCGCGAGCGGGGTGGCGTTCAGCGCGATCCTCGCCCGCATCATGCTGTTCTCCGAGGCCCGCTTCCAGCTGCAGTCCGTCTCGGACAAGAAGCTGTTCGGCAACCAGAGCCTTCGCATCCTGGAGGCGCCGTGGGAGGACGGCACGACCGGTGACCTGCTGTCCCGCATGGAGCTGGACGCCAGCCTGGCGGGCAACGCCTACATCTGGGATGCGCAGGACCAGCTTGTGCGGTGGCGCCCCGACTGGGTGACGATCATCTCCCGGATCGTCGACGGACCGCGCGGGCCGTACAGGAAGAAGATCGGCTTCCACTTCGAGCCGCCGAAATCGGCGCAGCCGCAGTACGGGGAGCCGCAGACCGTACCGGCCGACGAGGTGGCCCACTGGGCGCCAGTCCCCGACCCGCAGGCCGAGTTTCGCGGCATGAGCTGGCTGACCCCGGTCCTGCGGGAGGTGCAGGCCGACCTCGCGATGACCGGGTACAAGGCCAAGTACCTGGAGAACGCCGCCACGCCCAACCTGCTGATCAAGTACAGCCAGAAGCTCCAGCCGGCGACGATCGACAGCCTGCGGGAGCGGATCACGGCCCGGTACGGCGGCGTCGACAACGCCTTCAAGACCTTGGTCCTCGACCAGGGCGCGGACCTGACCGTGGTGGGCAACTCCCTGTCGCAGATGGACTTCAGCAACGTGCAGTCCGCGGGCACGGAGCGGATCCTCGCGGCGTCGATGGTCCCGGCGGTGCTGGTCGGCCTGGAGCCGCTGCGGGGCGCAGGGCGCGGCTACGAAGAGTCGCTGGTCAAGCTGGCGAACATGTGGGCGCGCCCGCAGTGGCGGTCGGCGTGCGGCGCGCTCCAGAAGCTGGTGCCGGGGATGCCTGAGCAGGGCATCCGCCTGTGGTACGACACCAGCGACATCGCGGCGCTGCAGGACACGGAAACCAACCAGGCGCAGGTGGCGCTTATCCGCAGCCAGGCGCTTCAGGTGCTTCACCAGGCGGGGTACACCCCGGACAGCGCGGTGTCGTTCGTGGTCTCGGGTGACCCGGGGCAGCTGGTAGCGGCCCCCGTGCCGCCGCCGGTGCCGCCGGGCGGGGCGTCTCAGCACCTGCTGCCGCAGCTGCCGGGGTCGGGCCCGACGCCGGGCGTGGACGCGCTGCCCGCGGGGTCGGTGGCGCGCCTGCCGGCTGGCACGACGTCCCTGGGTGACGGCGGCAACCAGACGCGGCCGGGGCGCCGCCCGGCAGCGACGCGGAGGCCGTAGTGCGCGACGCCGTGCGCGTCGGACCGCACGGCTATGAGCATGGCTGGATCTTCGTCGGCGTCCCCGCCGCCGGGGCGAGCGTCTACCACCCGCAGTTCGGGCGCGGCACGGTAAGCGGCCACGCCGCAGGCAGCGTCAGCGTGAGCTTCGGCGGCCGCAGCCACTCGTTCGAGCATCACCAGAGGTCGCCGACGGAACCGGAGGCGGCATCCGCGCCGCATCTTGAGCAGCGGCCCGAAAGCCTTGGTGGTGAGGCCGGGGTGATGACCGCGGCGGAGGCGAAGAAGTGGGGCAATGCTAACTGGCCGGGAAGCGACAAGCTTCCACCGGAGCAGTACAGGGCGCTCGTGGACTACTCGGGGCCGGCCGCGTATCAGCTGAACCGTTACCTGCGTACCGGGAAGGTTCCTGACCGCGGGGCGCCGCGAAGCCCGACGCCGGTTGAGAAGCGGCGCCTTGACGCCGAGATTGCCGCGATTGAGAAGGCGTGCGAGGACAACCCCACGCCCTCGCGGGCGATGGTCGTGCACCGGGGAACCGGGCTGGCTGAGTTCGGGAACGTCACCCCGGACAAGCTTGTCGGGCAGCAGGTGCGCGAGAAGGCGTTCCTGTCCACGAGCGTTGGCAAGAGCCTTTCGTCGATGTTCGGCAAGGAAGACGTGCATCTGGCGATCAGGGTTCCGGCGGGAACGCCCGCGTTCTACCTGGACAAGGTCTCGTCACATAAGGGCGAGCGTGAGCTTCTGCTCGGCAAGGGGCTGAGCTACAAGATCACCAGCGCGCGGCTAGTGCGCGGCCAGTGGCAGGTAGAGGCGGAGGTCACTCTGCCAGGAAGACATCTCGCGCGCCAGGAGGCCCTGATGACGATGCGGTTCAACCTGAACCACGCGAAGGCCGGGTCATCGGCGGGCGGCCAGTTCACCTCTGGCGGCTCATCGTCGGGCGGCAGCAAGAGCGGCGCTGGCAAGAAGCCGGATGCTCACCAGCAGCACGTGGCGCACATGCAGTACCTGGCCAGCCACCCGTCCACGCCGGGCAGCAGGGCGCAGCAGAAGGCGGCGCTGCTCGACCAGGCGAAGGCCGACCGGGAGAAGGCCGGGGTGCTGGAGAAGCAGCTTCACGGGCTGGAGCAGCAGGCGACGAAGGCCGCTGCGACGGCGAAGCACGCGAAGGCGGCGGCCGCGCACGCGAAGGCCGCCCCGGCGACTAAGCGGACGCTCGTCCACAAGGCGGCGGCGACGGCGAGGAAGCACGCGTCCCTGAAGTCCCGGATCAGCGGCCTCCAGCAGCAGATCAGTGACCTGAACGCGAAGGCCAAGGGCCTCGAAGAGCAGGCGGCGAAGCTGTGACGGCCGGGAAGGTCACGAGCCCCGAGGGCACCGAGCGCCTCCACGAGTACTGGGTGCACGGCGACGGCGCGGCGAAAATCCAGTGGGGCGAGCCGGGCGACTTCGACCGGTGCGTGGTCGAGCTGGGCAGGCACATCCGGGACCCGCAGGGCTACTGCAACCTGGCGCATCACGCGGCACTGGGCATCTGGCCCGCGACTCACGCGGCCGAGATCAAGAAGGAGACCGGGAGGTCATCGGTGACGGTTACCCAGCGGGCGGAGATGGCGACCGCGAGCATCAACGACCTGCCTGACTCTGACTTCGCGTACATCGAGCCAGGCGGCACGAAGGACGGCAGCGGCAAGACGATGCCGCGGGACAAGCGGCACTTCCCGCTTCAGGACGCCGACCATGTCCGCGACGCGCTGTCCCGCGCGCCGCAGTCCCCGTTTGGCGACAAGGCGATGCCGAAGATCAAGGCCGCGGCGAGGAAGTTCGGAGTTGACGTGAGCGACGACACCAGCCAGCCGGCGACCCGTGCGGAGTTCATGCGCATGTACCCGCTGGAGGACATGCACATCCTGACCCGGTCCGAGGGCGACGGCTCAGGCCGCGTCGTCGAGGCCTACGCGACGGTCTTCGACCAGCCAGCGGAGATCCACGACGGCCAGGGCCACTACATGGAGGTCATCGACCGGTCAGCGTTCGACGCGGTGCTGGGCCGGATCCAGGCATCCCGCGGCGGCCTGCCCGCCGCGGTGAAGGTGCTGTACAACCACGGCAAGACGATGGAGGGCGTCCCGGCGCCGGAGTACCAGCTGCCCCTCGGCGTGCCGCTGGAGATCCGCCCGGAGCGGCGCGGGCTGCTGACGCGCACCGAGTACGACCCCACTGACCCGTTCACTGAGCGCATCCTGTCCAAGATCAAGTCGGGGGCGATCACGGCGCAGTCGTTCGTCGGCGGCATCATGCGCTCGACTCCTGAGCTGCGCGGCCCTGGCGACCGGCACCGGGCGCGCAACGGCGCGCTGGTGACGGTCCGCAGGATGGCGCTGGGCCTGCGGGAGTACGGGCCGGTGCTGTTCCCTGCCTACTCGGGCGCTGAGATCCTCGGCGTCCGCATGAGCATTCCCGGCTCGCTCGAGCCGGATACCACCGAGTACGAGGAGGTGCCCCCCGCCAATGAGGGGGACGCCACCGGAGGGCCGCCCGAAGACGGCACCTCGGCCCGGCATCACCAGCACCAGCTGTTCGTGCTGCGCTCCAGGGAGCAGCGCGAGCGCATCGGGCTGAAGTGGTTACGAGACCGGAAGGGCGAGTGGCATGGCCACGCTGAAGGAGAAGCAGGCGGAGATGGCCAAGATCAAGGCCGATCTCCAGCGGATGGAGCAGGACGAGACGGTCACGGAGGAGGACTCCGGCGACCTGCGGGACACGCTCGTGGAGCGGTGGGAGCAGCTCGACGCCGAGTGCAAGCCCATCATCGAGCGGATGGACAAGGTCCGGGGCATCACCCGGACCGCTGGCGACCCGGCGAGCCGGGAGGAGGGCGCCGACACCGGCGGCGACCGCCGCACGCCGGAGTTCATGCAGCGCCTCGACCCGTTCGCCGACCTGGGCCAGGTGCGCACCGGCATGGTGCGCCGCGGCGACCTCATCTCGCGGGCGCTGTCCGCGATCGAGAACGACAACCGGCGCCGCGTGCTGGGCGATGACCGGGCGGAGGCGGCGACGCGGAAGGTCGAGCACCAGCCCCACATCGCCCGGCACCTGCTGCTGACCGGGTCGGACGAGTACCAGGAGGCGTTCGCGGCCTACCTGAACGACCCGCTGGGCGACGGGAGGCGGCAGGCCGAGCGCGCCCTTTCGCTGTCCACGGGCAGCGCTGGCTTCCTGCTGCCGTACGTCCTGGACCCGACCATCGTGCTGACCAGCAACGGCAGCACGAACCCGTACCGGCAGCTGGCGAGCGTCAAGCAGACGACCAGCAACGCGTGGCAGGGCGTCAACTCGGCCGGCGTGACGGCGTCGCTGCTGGCTGAGGCGGCGAGCGCGACGGACGCGAGCCCCACCGTCGGCCAGATCCAGATCTGGCCGCAGAAGTTCGCCGCGTGGGTCTTCGGCAGCTTTGAGGAGATCGGCGACACGAACTTCGCCGACCAGCTCCCCGGGCTGCTCAGCGACGCGAAGGACATCGTCGAGGAAACCCAGTTCGCGATCGGCACCGGCGGCACGGGCAACAGCGCGGCGCCGAACGGCGTGCTGCACGCGCTGGGGACCGCGCAGAAGGTGGCGGCGGCTGAGGGCACCGGCGGCGTGTTCACCGGTACCGCCGTCGGGCAGGCGGCGTCGAACGTGTACAACGTGCAGGCGGCGCTCGGACCGAGGTTCAGGAAGTCCGGCTCGGTTGGCTGGGTGGCCAACATAACCAATATCAATAAGCTCAGGAATTTGGACCAGTATGGCGGCTCCGCCTTTTGGGCCAATTTCGGCGACGACACCCCCGAGCAATTGGTCGGGAAGCCGATTCACGAGTCCCCGAGCCTTACCGGTAGCACCGGGACGGGCACCGGAACGGGCAGCGCCGTCCTCCTCTACGGGGACTGGAGTAAATTCTACGTGATTGACCGCGTGGGAACGTCCATGATTTACGAGCCTATGATCACCGGCACGGGATCGGGCGCCAATCTGCCCACTGGCCAGGCAGGATGGTTCTACTACTGGCGCGCAGGTTCGGATGTCGCCACCCCCAACGCATTTCGGTGGCTCGCAAACGGCAGCTGACCGGCGGCCATTCTGAATTCACCGGGAATGCCGCCTCTGCTCAATTCGAGAGTGGCGGCATTCCCGGTTTCCCTCCAACCAGGAAAGCGAGCTGAAATGGGCGACCCGTCAATGCAGGGAGTCCCTGCCGCGAGCGACGCGCAGCAGGACGTGAAGTCATTCCCCGCCGACACCGACCCGGCCTCGATCACGATGGTTTCCGGGCTGCCGGATGCCGCGCCGCAGCTGGTGGGCTCGCCGGTGCAGCCGGAGATGCGGCAGGACATGCCGGTGGAGGACATGGGCGCCGGCTACCGCGAGGCTGACCCGGACACTGACCCGTCGTGACGGACTGGGCTGCGGTAGCCGCTGAGGCTGTCCGCGAGCGCAAGGCCTTGCAGAAGCCGGGCGAGCTGGCGCAGCTGCTCGGGCTGCTGGCCGAGCGTGAGCCGCAGGTGATCGTGGAGATCGG